GTACATTCAATAGCAAACAAAAAGCAATAACAAGTGGAACGGCTGCACCTGTAGGCGGTTCTGATGGAGATATTTATTTACAGTATTTATAAAATTATTAATTAAAATAACATGGCAGCAATAACTGACTTATCCGATTTAATAAATCGACAAACAGGCGGCAATAGTGGATTGCCCGAAAATATCTTTTTCCACAAAGTCCCAAGAGTCGCAGGTGTTGCGGCAACTGCACCAATATCAGGTAGAGGTTGTTCTTTATGGGAATACGATGGAATGCCTGCAAAGGGGAATGTACCAACAGTAGGTGCTATACCTACTAAATCAACTAATGGTGCAATCCCATTTACTGCCGCAGGTGGTGGCAGAGATAAGCATTTAATAGGGGCATCTATTACTCCATTAACTGCGGGAGTTTATCTTTTATACGATAGGTTATTCCACGAGGGCGGACTTTCGGGAACTTCAACCGCAGCTCAAACTATTCAAGGCTCAACACCAACTCCTGCCCTTACTCGTAATACAGGGGGCGCAGGTAACATAGCATTCTATGAGATTTATACAATAATAGGCACAGCATCTACAACCCTTACAATGACCTATACCAATCAAGGAGGTACGGGTTCAAGAACATCAACTATTAATATAGGTGCAACGGGTTTCCGTGAGGTTACAAGAATGCAAAGAATACCTTTAGCCGCAGGAGATAGTGGAATACAAGCAATAGAGCAAATACAATTAACCGCTACTACGGGGACTGCAGGTAACTTTGGTATAACCATTGCTCAACCTTTGGCTTGGATACCTGTTGGGGCAGCTGGTACAATGGGGTGGAGAGATTACACAACAGGATTGCCTGGCATACCCGTTATTGACCCTAATGCTTGTTTAGCACTAATGTTTATCCCAAGTGCTGCAACTGCACCTGAATTATTTGGTTCATTAGCAACAATTGAAAAATAATGGCACTAACAGACTTTGATGAATATGTAGAAAAGCTACAAGAAAATCGTGTTGCAGATTTTCAGCTATCCACATCAATCAGTAGAACTTTGCGATTGAACGCAAGTTGGCAATCTTTTAATCCTGCACCTGCTACACCAACTACAAGCGTTGCTCTTAATAAAAATTCTGCTCAATCAATAGGGCCTATCCCTAACATATCAACAGGGCGACTTACATTTTTGGGCGGTAGATTTAATACTTCATCATTTGGCGCAGGCGGTATGCTTTTAGTTGATTTGTTAAATGTTAGCGGAGGACTGAATGGAACTTTAACTACTGCCCAAACTACCAACTTACCAACCGCAGCACTTACAAGGTATACATCGGGTGAAGGTGTTATGGCAGGAATTGTAATTTATACAACAGTAGGAACAACTGCGACAACGGTAACAATAAGCTACACAAATTCAGCAGGAACATCAGGTAGAACATCTACTGCCATATCAATTGGGAATACAGGTTTTAGAGAGGCAGGTGTTTTACTTCCTATTCCATTACAAGCGGGTGATACAGGTGTGGAAAGTATTGAATCAGTAACCGTTACTGCCACCACAGGAACGGCAGGTAATTTTGGAGTGTGTATGTTCAAGCCTTTGGCAATGATTTCATTGGAAAGTGCAACAGGTGCAATGCCATTAGATTCAGTTAGTACAGGTTGCATTATCGGTTCTTTGGCAGAAATAGACCCTGACGCTTGCCTTGCAATTAGTGCGTTTTCTGCAATATCAACATCACTAACAGGTGCAGTAATATTAACCGAAGCATAAAATGGCAACAAGAAGATTATTTGATGGGGCGCAGATTGAATTAGAAATACTACCAATAATAGGAACATCAAGTGCATCCTCAATATTTTGGTTAAATGTTGGAGGAACTTGGAAACAAGTTGTGACATGGATAAAAGTAGCAGGGGCATGGAAAACTGCAACACCTAAAATAAAAGTATCGGGAGTTTGGGAATAAAAATAAAATAAAAAACAATGGCAAAAACTAAAATAGAAGTAGACCTCGTCATCAAAGGTGGCGAAAGTGTTGAGCAAGTAGAACAAAAAACCAAGAGTCTAAAAACTCAGCTAAAGGAGATGAAGGCTTTATTGGCTTCGGGGACTTTAGATAATGCTCAGTTTAATAAGTTATCAAAAGAGGCGGGTGATTTACAAGACAAGATAGGCGATGTATCCCAACAAGTTAAAAACTTAGCAAGCGACTCTAAGAGATTGGACGGTTTAATTTCCATAACTCAAGGTATTGTCGGAGGGTTTGCTGCGGTTCAAGGTATTACGGCAATGGTTGGAACTGAGAATGAGGACTTGCAAAAGACAATGGTCAAGCTTCAGGGGGCAATGTCAGCACTCGCAGGTATTCAGGCAGTCGCTAATACACTAAATAAAACGAGTGCAGCTTACACTACTGCGAACACAATCGCTACTAACATAAGTACATTTGCTCAGAAGAGATATGCAGCAGCAGTCGGAACTACAACGGGAGCAATGAGGTTGTTAAGAATAGCAGGTGCAGCGTTAGGAATCGGATTAATAATTGGGGCGATTGCTTTACTCGTCACCAATTTTGACAAACTTAAAAGTACTGTCGGTAAGTTTATCCCAAGTTTAGACACATTGTCAAAAGGATTTAAGGCGGCTTACAATGCAGTGACTGACTTTATAGGGATTAGTTCAGAGGGCAAAAGAAAAGTTGAGGAATTTGAAAAGGCAAATAATAAAAAGAATAAATCTTTAGAGAATGAAATAGAAATACTTGAGGCAATTGGTGGTAAAGAAGAACAAATTTATCGCAAGAAGTCTTTAATAATTTCAAATAACATTTTACAACTTGAAAGACAAAAACTACAAGGCATAGTATCTGCTGAAGAATATCAAACTAAGCTTGAAGAATTAAGACAAGAGGATAAAGTTTTAGAGGCTCAACACAATAAACAAATTTTAGACAGTAAAAAGAAAGTAGGCAAAGAAAAAGTTGTTGTACAAAAAACCGTCAAAGAAGAATTAAAGTTAGAGCAACAAGATTCTCATGTACAATTATATTTAGACAATGTTAAACAAGGGGAGGAAGATATGGCTTTGCTTATGTCACAACTTGAGGCAGAGGTTTTGGCAGAACAAGAGGCAACCGATAAAAAGTTGGCATTAGAAAAACAGTTGTTTGATAATAAATTAAACCTAACAAGGGATGGGTTAAATGCTTTAAGTGATTTAACATCTGCATTTGCGGGCAAATCAGAAGAGGGGCAAAGAAGAGCCTTTGCAGTAAATAAAGCGTTAAACATAAGTACTACAATTATAGATACTTATTTATCAGCGCAGAAAGCCTATGCTTCACAGTTAAGTATTCCGACACCTGATGCACCAATAAGGGCGCAAATAGCCGCAGGGATAGCAACCGCAAGTGGTTTAGCAAGAGTGGTAGCGATTGGGAGAACTGAATTTGGAGGTAAGGGTGTTAGTAATACTGGAGGCGGTGGTGGTGGTATAGGTGGGGGCAATTTCTCAAGTCAACCTCCAAGAATTGATACTTTCCAAAGTAACCGTAACCCAATGAGTGCAAATCAAAGAGTATACGTTTTAGAAAAGGACATTACCGATTCTCAAGGGCGTGTTGCGAGGATTAGACATAACGCAACTTTGATTTAACTCTATATTGTACATAGTTTAATTATAAATATAATATAATCAATGAAGCTACCTTTATATGTTTTGGATATAGACGAGAATCTTGAGGATGAAACCTCAGTTTTCGCAGTTGGCTTAGTGTTACAACCTGCTATTGAAAGGAATTGGCAGACATTTTCAGCGCAAGAACCTATAATTGAACACAAATTCACTGTTGTAGATGAGGAAAAAAGGATTTTAGGAGGCTTTTTAATGGCTGCGGAACAACCAATTTATAGGCGTGATGAGGACGGAACGGAATATTACGTCAAATTTACCGCAGAAAGCATCGCAAGAATCGTAAATAAACTCGCTAAAAGTGGCAAACCACTAAGTTTTAACCTCAATCATGACGATAATTTACCCGTTAAAGGTGCTTATTTACTATCTCATTTTATAATTGATAGCAAATTAGGCATTAAAACGCCCGACGGCTTCACTCCTGCTCCCGATGGTTCATGGTTTGGCTATGTTAAAATAGAAGATGATGCAGTTTGGGACATGGCAAAGAAAGGTGACATCAAAGGTTTTAGTGTTGAGGGTTACTTTAATGATAAAAAGGTAGATGAAGCCGAACAAAACGAATACGAAGAATTAAAAAATAAAATAATATCGAATATGGAATTTAATAAATTAAAAAAGGTCTTAGGCGAAGACCTTACTAATCAACTTAAAAAAGTTTTTAGTGAAGAAACGCCCGTTGTAGAACCTGCAATTGAATTGGCAATGACAAGTTTGTTAGACGGTAGCGCAAGTATTAAAGGAACTATCGCAGTTGGCGAAAGTGTAACTTTAATTATGGCTGACGGTTCTGAAGTAGAAGTACCTGACGGTGAACACACTTTAGAAGGTGACATTGTTATCACTGTAACGGGTGGAGTTATCGAAGAGGTTTCAACCCCTGAAGAAGAAAGCCCGTTGAATGACGAAGCAATGATGTCTAAGGTAAACGAAGCATTAGAGGCTCAAGCAAATGACTTCAACACTCAGATTGCTGAGATTCACTCTAAGTATGCTAAAGAAATTGAAGCATTAAACGCAAAGACAACTGCATTATTTTCAGCAGTTGGAATCCTTGCTAAGACCGAAGAAGCTGAACCCGTTAAGGATGATGCAAAGAGAAAGAGTGTAAGCGTTGGAGCTTCTCAATTCTCAAGATTAACCGAAATATTAAACAAAATAAAATAAAATAAGATGAAACTTAAAAAATTCGCATACGACACCACTGGATTACCAGCAGTCGTTAATGACCAATCACTTGAATTGCTTATCCGTTCTTTCTACGAAGGCAAAACGGGAGCAACTTTCGCAAAACAAACGGGTATCAAATCAACTGCTGATTTGCATTACATCACTACTGAGTTATTCTACCAAGCTGACACTGCGTGTGCATTTAACGCTTCAGGTAAGACTGGTTTCTCTAAGAGAACTATCACAGTTGGTAAAATCAAAGTTCAGCAAGAGTTTTGCGCAAAAGAATTAGAAGGTTTTTGGACTGAAAGAGCATTGCGCCCAGGCACTATGTATGACTACATTGCATTCGAAGCTGACTTCACTAACTTCTTAGTAGGTTTGTTGACTGAAGCAAAAGAAACTGCATTGTGGCAATCTGCTATCGGTGGGTCAGGTGGTTCTAACTTAACTCAATTTGATGGTTTCAACAAAATCATTCTTGATGCTTCTGCTACTACTATCAACGGTAACCCATCAGGTATCACAACTGGAACTGGTATCACTTCTGCAAACGTAGTTTCTATATTTGACGGAATATGGGCATTGCTTCCTGCTAAATTGAAAGGTAAGGCTGACTTACAATTCATGTGTGGTAGCGATACTTTTGATAAGTTAATCCTTGCATTGAAAGCTGCTAACTTATTCCACTATGATGGTGTAAATGGTTCTGCTTACCAATCTCAAGAGTTAATTTTGCCAGGCACTGGAATCAAGGTAGTTGCTTACTTCGGATTAGACGGAACTAATAGAATCCACTTAGGTAGAACTTCTAACTTCATTATCGGAACTGACTTGGAGTCTGACGAAGATATGTTCAACATTCGTGAGAACCCAATCAGCTTGACAATGATGCTTGATATTCACTTCAAAGTTGGAACTCAAGTGAAATTCCCGAATGAAATCGTAACCTTTAAATTAGCTTAATCATGCCTTGTTTACTATCAACTGGATTTACCCTTGACTGTCGTGATAGTATAGGGGGTGTCGATGAAGTTTACATTGGCGAATTAGAGTATTTAAACACTACTACTTTCACAACTTCAGCAGGTTTAGTTTCTGCAATGGCAATGACGGGTGGCAAAAAGTTCTACAAATATGAACTTAGAAGAAACACCGCAGAGGCTAAAGCAGACAACGCAGGTGAGGTTACAAGTGGAAGTGGTTACATCATGCAAAGCGTAGAGTTTCAACTTGATCGTTTTGATGTGGCCAAAAGAAACGAAATAAGAGTACTTGCTCAAAAGCCGTTAATGTTTATCGTTAAAGATAAGAACGGGTTGTTTAGCTTGTTTGGTTCTGAGAATGGTTTAGACCTTTCAACGGGAACGGCAGGAACAGGCAAAGGTGCAAGTGACTTAAACGGTTTTGTTTTAACTTTCACGGGCGAAGAGAAGACTTATCCTTATGGAATTTCTCAAGCTATTGTGACTACATTAATAGCATAATTAATAATTGAATTAAAAGGGAGGCTTAACGGCTTCCCTTTTTTTTTGTACTTAACTTACTTTTTAATATAATATAAGTAATGATTAGACTTAATTTTGGAAGTAATGTTGTGGTATTGACTTTGTCTGAGAAGATAACGATATCCTCACCTAACTTCTTGTTTGAATTTATTAATAATCAAACGCAAATAAAGTACTATTGTATCTCAGCTGATTTAAGCCTATATCCCGAAAGATATAATAAGTTTACAATAATAGTAAAGACTACAACCCCAAGTCCATTAGTAGGCGAAATTCAGATACCTTTAGGAGATGAATACACCTATAATGTTTACGAGCAAGTGAGTTCAACTAATTTAGTGCCTACTGGTTTAAATGTGGTTGAAAATGGACTAATGACCTATGATAAAGTAATAACCTCAAGAGTAGAACAAGAATCTACCTTAACACGCAAAGCATATGAGCCAAACTAAAAATTATTCATTCAGTAAGTTTCCACTTTATGCGAATGAAACTCCCATATTTCGCAGACAACCTAATATGTTGTATGTGCCTTATGGTAAAAATAACGATTACTCAGATTACCTAAGTTATCTTTATAACAATTCGGGGATACACGGAGCGATTATAAAAGGTAAGGCAACTTATATTTATGGCAAAGGTTTTAAAATTAAAGCTGATTGGGCAGGGGATAAGGTAGGTTTACAAAAAACTTTAAATTCTATTAACAATTCTCAAACTGCCGATGAACTTGCAAGAAAGAAAATCTTTGAAAGAACTTTGTATGGTGGATGTGCTTATCTTATTGAATGGGATGTATTCGGGGCTATTAAAAGTGTAAAGCTTCAACCGTTTAACACAATAAGAACAAACGTTGACAAGTCAGAATTTTACATCTCTAAGGAGTGGACCAGAGAACAAAGCACAAACGCTAAATGGAAAAGGTCAAACGGGAAACTTCCTGAAGACACTGTAACTTTACCTGCATTCGACCCTTTAAAAAGACAAGGCAAACAAATCCTTTATTTAATAGACGATAACCCTGCAAGTGATATCTATCCTTTGCCTGAGTATAATAGTGGCGCTACACCGATTGAAACTGACATAGAGTGCAACTTCTTTCAGTTAAACAATGTTAAAACGGGATTCTCAGCAGGTACTATGGTCACTTTCTTTAATGGAACGGCAATTAATGACGAGGAACAAGTAGAAATTGAACACGCTTTTAAAAGTAAGGCTTCAGGAACGGATAACGCAGGAGAGATTCTTTTAAACTTTCAGAATCCAAATACAACACCGCCCGAAATTAGTCCTTTGCGTTCTAATGATTTAGACAAACAATACGAACAATTAAGCAAGGATACCATAAATAAGATACTTTATTCTCACCGAGTTTCTAACGGTTTACTTTTTGGTATTAAAACACCTGGCGAATTGGGTGGAGGGCGTTCTGAGTTTGATTTGTCTTGGGAACATTTTAGCAATACCTATGTAAAGCCAAAACAACAAGAAGAGGAAGAGGACATGAATTATATTCTTTCTCTTTATGGTTTTATAGGGAATCCCGTTGAATTAACAACACTTGACCCTATCGGTATAGAGTTGACAAGTGAAGTAATTAGTAGAACAATAGATGCGGATTCATTCGCTGACATGGTTTATGAAAGATTAGGAATTGAGAAACCGAACCTTGTTAAAAAGGATGACATCTTAACTATTATCAATTCAAATCCTATTATCGCTCCTAAGATTCTTGAAAGTCTAACTACAAACGAGATTAGAAACTTAATCAGTTTACCTGCGCTTGTCGGTGGCGATGTTTTAAAGTCAAGTTTTGAAACTCAAGAAGATTTTATACTTAACGAGTTTTTAAAAATTGGCGAATCGGCTGACAATTACGAGATAGTGAAATCTTGTTTTGTTTACTCTGACTCAGATAAGTTCGCAAAAGAAGATGATCAAAAATTATTAGACGAAATAAAAAAAGGCAAGAGTTACAAGATTTCTGACCTTGCAAAAAAATTAAAGATTTCAGAAAGTGAACTTTACAAATCTTTAGAAAGATTAAATAAGGCTAACATTCTACAAGTAAAATACACTGAGGTTAAAGGCGAAATAAGTATTACTCCCGAAGAGATACAAGAACCCCCAAGCCAAGAGGTCGGCTTAGAAACAAAGTGGAGATATACTACAAATTTAGAACCTCCTATTATTGATGGGACAAGGGAGTTTTGTCGTAAAATGTTAGGAGCAAATAAATTGTATTCAAGAGCAGAAATAGATAATTTACAAAACGATGCAAGTACAAAGGGTTATAATGATGACGTATTCAAGTATAAGGGTGGATGGCAAACAATCAAAGGTACTGTTACTCATATCCCAAGTTGTAGACATTTCTTTGAGAGCGTGTTAGTTAAAAAGAAAAAATAAAATGAGTTTAAAACCACTTTTCGTAAGCACCGCCACCATTAAAAAATATGGTGTAATAGAGAATAATGTCGATGATAAATTAATCGCTCAAACGATAATAATGGTGCAAGATTTACAACTGCAACAAATTTTAGGGAGCGACCTTTACAATGAAATCGCAGACCAAATAAACGCATCGACTTTAACGGGGTTAAACCAAACCTTGTTAGATGACTATATCAGAGATTTTATTATCAACGCAACCATAGCAGATGGGGCAATAATATTTAACTACCGATTCTCAAACAAAGGAGTCGTAACCCAAAATTCCGACAACCAACAACCCGTAAGCCAAAGAGAATTGGAATTGATAGAACAAAAGTGGGGCCGTATGGCTGAGTTTTACGGCAAAAGGTTGTCAGGTTATCTAAGCGAATATAACACCTCATATCCTTTGTGGATGTCAGGCAATAACAACGCTCAAGATATTCAATCAAGAGAATTAGGATATAACACTGGAATTTATTTAGGCAGGTCAAGAAGAAAAAACAATGAACGAAAATACTACCCATACTGTAAAGATTGCTAACAAGAAAATCACTAAAAAGAACTTACAAAAGTTAATGGTGTATATTGAAAAGAAAAAATGATAACTAAAAACATTCTTTACAAGTATTTTAAGGATTTTGCAGACAACCATTTGCAGATTAAAGACTATGGTTATGGTGACCTATCGGAAATTAGTTCGTCTACGGCTACAACTTACCCTTTGTTTTGGGTTAGTCCTCAACCGTCTAACATAAGTGGCAATGAGATAACTTACAATTTTAATATCTTAATCGGAGATAGGCTTGAGGATGGCGATGCAAACAAAGTCGAAGTTGAATCGGATACTTTTCAAATTGGGTTAGACCTTTTAGCGACTCTTAACCTTAATAGAGATGTTGACCTTGACAAGAGTAATACCTTAACTCCTTTTATCCATGATTTTAAAGATAGGATTGCAGGTCATTTAATTACTGTTAGCGTAACGGCTGATTTTGACTATAATGAGTGTGCAGTTCCAACAACGGGGACACCAACGCCACCAATTTCGACTTGCCCAGTTGCGATAATAACAATAAACGGGGTAAGTTATGGGAGTGTTGGGAGTGGAAACACGGAGGATATAGCGGTAGTGGATGGAAGTGGAACGCCCGTAGGCTCATTAGTTAGTGGTAATTGGGTTGTTTCAAGTTCTTGCCCTAATGCAACGGCAGTTTTAAAAGACAGTGCAGGAACTACAATATCAACTACTTCAATAGCAAGTGGGGCAAGTAGTAACATAACCGCTCCCGATGGAAGTGCAGTCCTTAAAAACACTTTAAATACAACTTTATCGACTACAAGTATTTTAAGCAATGGGTCTGCAAACATAACTGCACCCGATTCAACGGCAGTAATTAAAGATGACTCAGGCAATATTTTAAAAACTTCAGTCATTCCGAGTAATGTTAGCCAAGATGTAACAATCAATGACTCAACTGCAGTCCTTAAAAATACATTAGCAACCACATTATCAACTACAAGTATAAACGCTGAATCTTCTGCAAACATTACCGCCCCTGATTCCACGATAACAATTAATTCAGCAGCGTTCTCGCCTTATCCAAGTGGGGCAACTTCTAACATTCTTGTTAAAGATGGTTCAGGAAACCAAGTAGGTAGTAAAGTAGGAACTGAATGGATCGTACCATCGGGTTCTGCTGCAAGTGGTGTTTTATTTAAAACTATTGAACCAAGTCAATACACTTCTTATAGAACAGGAGATGAGGGGTGGAGAGTGCAGAATGGTTGGTTTGATTACACGCCACCTACAACTCCTAAATCAATAGCAGAATTAGATTTTACAAGCGCCAATTTTTTTAGCGTTTTAAAAAATCCTTTAGTTGTTAATGGAGTTAGCAGTACTACACGTTTTGTTGATATAAATGGTATTCAAGCATTTTCTGCAACTGGGAACGCAAATTTAGCAACGATAGATAAATTAACAGGATTAATGTATTATCGTATAAATCCAGCAGCTACTAATTGGAATACTTCAATAGATAATTCTTTGGCATTTAGTTTTATTCTAAATGGGATAACATATTCTGATTGGTATGTTGCAACTAATAAAGAAATTTTAAATACAGTCCATAATTATGCAGGTATTTCTGTTTTAAACGACCCAGCAACAGGTGTTTTGTTGTGGCCAAATAACTTTAATTATTGGAGTTCAACTACATACGCAGACGCAACAACATTTGCTTGGTTTTATGGAAATTTAACAAGGGGTGTAGCTGGATTAGTTAAAACTGATTTAAGAAATTCGTACTATGTAACTAACGTAAGAAATTTAATCACCGCACCATGATATTAGGATATTTTGATAAAAAACAATTAAAGGTATACGCAGACTATTATTTTAATGATAATGGTTTAGATGTTGCCCGACAATTAGGGTACTTCGACTTTTTAAATAATTGGCAAAAGGTAAGCACTAACGCTGACTTAGAAAGTGTGTTCAATGATGTAACTTTAGAAAGTTTAAACATTGAGGATTTAAACTATTTTACACCTCCAACTTTATTGCCTTACGCAGTTGAGATTCCTGAGATATATCAATGGGCGTTCCCTGATAATAAGTTTGTTTTAAGTGGTTTTATCATTCCTTTAGATACCTACCAAAGTATAAAGGTTGTAAACTTAGCTTACTTTCAATGGTTGGAATTTAGAGCAGAACTTGATAGCGGTAATTACGAAGCTTTAAAACGCTCTTTAATGCCACTTTGGGACTATGTAGCAGAACAAGTATCAAATAACAACATAATAGTACTATGAGGGGTTTAATTTTATATCTGACGGCTTTAATTCTAAAGGGTATTTTTTATCCTTTAGGGTTTTTTTACTCTTGTTTTTTGACCTTGTTTAAAAACGGGTATGCAGAATTAGACGGATACCTTTTTAAATGTGCGATTGCAGACGATCAACAAGCCAACACCTATCTTGCTAAATTGTTCAACGATATTTTAATTAAAAAAAACGGTCATAAGTTCGGCAATCCCGACGAAACCATCTCAAGTGTTTTAGGCAAGAATTTGAAACTTAACAAACTTTCTCTAATGGGAAAAGGGTTAAACTGGATATTAAACTTATTTGAAAAAGACCACTCAATAAAAGCAATAGAATTATGAAATTAAAATTTATATTTTTTTGGTGTGTTAAAATTTGGCGAGAACGGTATGAAGAATTTATTGCAGTCGGGGTTTCTTTAGGGCTTTCAATGATATGATATACCAAGCAATATTGATGGCACACAACATTAAGAATCACATCGGGGAAATTTGCGGTACTATTTTGTTCCTTTTTTTAGGGCGCAACATCGACATGACCGATAAATTAATCACGTTTATTTTTTCGGTTGGTGCAGGTTTGTTCGTACACATTTTAAAAGAGATAAACATAG